TAATAGAGGTTGTTTCATTCGGAAAGCTTTTCACTTCTTTCGTTGCTCCTCGCGTCGCAGAATCAGACTCATGCGATGAGTTGCAAATATTCTTCTACGGAATGAACGATGAGTGTGGGCCGATGAGCGGACAAAGCATCGCAGAATTTCCCATAAATCTTACATCCTTGAAATATGCATACGCTGAAGCTATAAAGCGTACCGGTCTTGAATCACTCACAATACAGGCGTTTCTGAGGCTTATCATTGAGACACAGTTTTCTGACCAGCGCGCCATTGGGTACGGAATGAATTCGTACTTTGTAGATTGGGACCCAGAAAAACCAAATGAAATGAAACGAATTGAGAACAACTCGCTTGTTGAAAAAGGCATGAGTAGTTGGATATCTCGGTACGGTTCGCTCAAACTGCCGGTCATAGAAATGTTCGTAGAGAATGGAGTCGAAGGTGATGCGGTGAAGTACACCGTGGAGCAGCTCAAAAAGAGCGCAACGCGTTTGTACTACGAAGAGTCAAAGACGCGTTCTGAAACTTCGGGGTCAAAAAAGATAATAAAGCGTATTCACATTTACGACCGAGCGAACAATCCTTACAGGCTCACGCAGCAGATAATAGATTCAGGATCAGACTTTGAAGTAGCAGAAGTATTGACGGGTCCCGCAGACGAAAAATTAAGAGATCTCGTCAAGACCATGGATGCAGGAAGAAGAAAGAAGCTTCAAGAAGACCTTAACAGCGGTGTCAATTACAATACAGCCCTTTCAAATGCAGGAGTGGATCAACAAGCAATCAACAACTTAGTGGTCGTCAAGCGCCCTGGCGCTGACAAGGTCTTGATTCCAAAGGATAGAAAGCGTCTAAAAGATTACCTCATGTCGACCGTTCCTTGCATATTCGTCGGTACGAATGGTACCATGGTCATGAGCATCAATGCCTCTTCTGCGACATCTGGTCTGCAGGGAGCAATAAACATAATGAACGCCTCTAAGTCGGCAGCCAAGGGTCAAGCCACCGCACCCGACAATCCGCTAGAGGAGGTCGGGGGACTTCCTTTGAGAACTGTACCCATTCAACTGACAATGACGACAATGGGGGTTCCTATCGCAAGCTTATATCAGACTTATTTCGTTGACTTTGAGACGGGTACATCTCTCGACAACATCTACAACTGCACGCAGCTTCAACACTCAATAACGCCCGGAAAGTTTACGACAAACTGGACGTTTATGTACGCAAGCGGTTACGGAAAGTTTACGGCTCCGCCGTCTGTTGTGGGCTTAATGAATCAAAGGGCCAAAGCGATTCTCAACGAAGCAGTTAGTGCTTCTGCTCCAAAGCAAAATAACGGCAACAAGCCCAAGTAATTCGTGTAAACAAACAATTCTTGTCATAGGATTGTTTCGTGCATCGATTTGCTATAGACTCGTCTGTTCTCGGAACAGAAAGACACCTCGTGGGAGACGAAGAAGGATTTCTTTGGTCCGAGTCAGTTCCTCGCGACGCATGGCATATGACGGGCGATCTAAAAACATCGTCGACGGCAAAATGCCTCGACACCCTTTTTAGGATGACAGGTCACAAGTCTGCAGAAGTTCCCGAGAGATATGTGACTTCTATGCGGTCGCTAGTGACAGGATCAAGCCCGATACCGTGGCAGATGGTTCTACCACAGGACGTCTTCAAAAAATTCTTTAAAAATGTCGTACGTGAAACAACATCCGTTTTTTCTAGTTTACCATTTGACTATTACGAGACTGCATGGGCGGCAGGGACAAGAGTCTTAAATGCTTTGAGGCCTTGCGCTATAGACGTTGAAGCCTTCAATGTTGCCGTAGAGAAAAATCCTGTTTCGCCTGGTCTTGAGAGTTTTAGACCAAAAAGGAGCGGATTTTCTCGCAACGTCGAATACGACAGATTTGCTACGCGCACAGGACGACTTACAGTCGTCGACGGCCCTAACATCTTGATTCTCAAGAAAGAAAACAGGCGCGTCATTAAGTCTTGCTTTGAGAACGGAACGATAGCGTACATAGACTTCAGAGCTCTCGAGGCAAGAATAGTTCTGGCGGAGGCCGGAAGGCAATCTGCCGCAGAAGATCTTTATGAGGATATTGCCAACACACAGTTCAAAGGTATTATACCGCGTGATGTGGTAAAAGTTGCTGTTCTGTCTGAGCTTTATGGAATTTCTCGTGCCTCGCTCAAGACTCGTCTAGGAGTTTCTGACAAGAAGATTGACGAATTCATCGGAGTTATTCGAAACTACTTTAAAGTCGACAATCTTCGAAGCCGACTCAAAGATCAGGTAGGAAATAGTGGAAAAATGACAAATAGATTTGGACGACCACTCACGGTACCACAAGGCCAGGACAATCTTCTCGTCAACACATACGCACAGTCTACAGGAGTTGACGTATCTCTTCTTGGCTTTGACTATATTCTTCGAAACATCGGTGCTGAAGGAATTAGGCCCTTGTTCGTGCTACACGATGCAATCATCATAGACGTTAGCGAAGAGAGATTAAATGATGTAAAACGAATCAAGACGGTTGACATACCTTCATACGACTTTCCATTTCCCGTAAAGTTTGAACATCTCTCTTCTGTTTGATTATCCTTGGTCGTATGGAACTAACCCCAGAACAAATTGCAGAAAATTTCGAGAAGTTTCGTAGCTTTATGGAGAAGCTTGGAGACAGGTCCGAACCAGCTCTCGCCCTTGTCGATCATCTAGGCGAACGCCTCGCAATGTGCCCAGCTTCTTCGAGAAAAGAATACCATGCTGCCTTCCCGGGTGGCCTTGTAGATCATTCTCTCAGGCTTCTCAGCAATGCGCTAAAGCTTTGCAAGACATTCAACTGGGAAGTTCCTAAAGATTCTCTCATCATAGGCTGCCTTCTCCACGACCTTGGGAAGGTCGGAGACCATGAAAAAGACTACTATGTGCCGCAAGATTCAGACTGGCATAGAGACAAGCTTGGTGAGATGTACAAGCATAACAAGGAGATTCTCTATATGACAGTTCCAGATAGAGGTGTATGGCTTTGCCAGTATTTCGGACTAAAGCTTACACAAGATGAGTGGCTTGCAATCAAGCTCAATGACGGACAATATGCAGAAGAAAATGCTCCATATAAGATGAAGGAACCGCTTCTTGCAGATATCGTTCACTTGGCCGACTATATTTCCTGCAAACAGGAAAAGAATCTTTAGCTTCTGAATACTTATTCGCATGAGCGCTTTACTGAGACAGTATATAGAAGCAGTCCTTTCTGAGGTAACTGATTATCGTGTACCGAATCAGCTGGTTCCTAAAAAGGCACCCAAGAAGCAAAATAAAGCAAATGCGGATGCGGACAAGGAAACGGAAGAGATGGAAGAAATGAATGTAGTTGCAAACATTGTAGGTTATTCAGCGCCGCTTGGCGCTTCTGCTGCGGACGTGGGCGAAAATCCCACCAAGCCGGGTCAGAAACTTAAGAAGCACAACAAAGATTTTGTGCGCTGGAAATAATCTCTGCTGCGATAACACTTGAACAGTCCTTCCCTAGTGTGATAGGTTGAAGATTCAAATAGTGACGACGGTTTACCACGTGGTGTGGTATCGTTGTCAACAGATGAAACAGAGGAAAAGGAATAGGAATAAAAATGGCAATTGATTTGGAAGCAATTAAGCGTCGTGTGGCTGAACTTAGCGGTGTAAAGAAGACGTCTTCGGTACAGATGTGGAAGCCGACAGTAGGTGAATACAAGATTCGATGTCTTCCGTGGAAGAACACACCCGATGGCCAACCGTTCGCTGAGCGATGGTTCTACTACATCGGTGAGAACGCAGGCATCCTCACTCCGAAGCAATTCGGAAAGCCTGACCCCATTGACGATCTCATTCGGAAGCTTTACAGTAGCGGCAAGCCTGAGGACAGAGTTCTTGCAAAGAAGCTCGCTCCCAAGATGAGGTGCTACGCTCCTGTCATCGTTCGCGGCGAAGAAGACAAGGGTGTCCAAATCTGGAGCTTTGGTAAGCTCGTCTACCAGCGCATGCTTGGCTTCTTCCTAGATGAGGAGGTTGGTGATATCCTTTCTCCGACCGAAGGTTTCGATCTCAAGGTGACGATTTCGAAGCAACCTGGCAAGCAGTTTAACGATACTACAGTGGACCCTGCAAGAAAGTCGACTCCGCTACACACAGACCAGTCTGTTTCACAAAAGTGGCTCGATAATATTCCGAGTATTGACGACATGTATCGTCTCAAGTCTACGCAGGAGATCGAGACAGTGCTCAACAACTGGTTGAGCGGCGGCGGAACTGCTGATCCTTCTAGCGAAGGCGGCGCTTCCCGCGGCTCTGAGCCTGTTGATGAACTTGAAAGTCTTGTTGCTGAAGTAAAGCAAACAGACAAGAAACCGGCAGCAAAGAAGTCCGAGAAGCCTGAGGCAAAGAAGCAATCATTGGACGATGCATTTGCTGATCTCATTGGCGAAGACTGATTAAGATGGGGACGGGATGACCCGTCCCCATCAATCTTTACACTTAGGTGATTTAATGGCGAAAAAAGAAAAAGATACCGAACAGCCTCTTTCAAAAAAATCTGAAGTTGATGACATGATGAAGGATCTCATTACATCGATCAACAAAGAATTTGGAACGAGAGTTGCATACAATCTTTCGGAAATGGATGCGCCTACAATCGTAAAGCGATGGATCGATACAGGTTCCATTCAGCTCAACTATGCTATCAGGAACGCAGCCAACGGGGGCTATCCTGAAGGTAGAATTATTGAGATTTCGGGTGCTCCCTCGAGCGGTAAGTCACACTTGGCATACCATGCAGCAGCTGTTGCCCAAAAAATGGGCGGCCTCGTGGTCTATGTAGACACTGAGAACGCCACTCCCGTTGCTAAACTTTCCGACATGGGAATCGACGTCAAGAAGCGGTTTGTCTACTGCGACTCCCACATGACCGAAGAAGTATTCTCGATTATTGAATCGACCATCACCAAGGCGAAGCAAATAATCGAGAAGAACGTACCAATTGTTGTCATCTGGGACTCTGTTGCAGCGACTTCGCCCAAAGCTGAACTCGACGGTGAGTATGAGGACAA